TTTACAACAACAAAGAATCGAAAGAGCGGTTGGAGAGGAACTTAAACAAACTCCGACAGTTATCACCAAAACAGGTGTATTCGATAATATTGACAAACTTTACGGCACTACATCAGGTGCAACACCTTCTGCGGGTGCAGAAACAACCTCAGATGCGGGAAGTATTTTAGGTGGAGCCCCAACTGATTTTGGTTCAGAAGCACCTCTAGCACCTGAAGCACCGGCACCTGAAGCTCCACAAGCACCTGAAGCACCGCCAGCGGGAGGTGAGGTCACACCCGAATCAAGAAAAAAAGATATGAATATTTTGGTGGAAAATAACCTAATTGAAGGTAAACAAATAATTGACTTAGGGCAAGCTCAAGAATCTTTAGGAAAAATTTCTCAAGAATTGAATAAGTTGTTAAAGTCCTAATATTTATAACGAAAGGTATTATAATGACTTTCGGCCGCGTAAAATCACAAATTGAATCCACTTTAATTGAGTCCTACAAAAATGAAAAGGAGTTCAAGAAAACTTTGAGAGAATTCAAAGAAAATGTTCTTAAGAATCAAAAGTTTTCCAAACTTTATTCCATTTATGACCAATTGTCCACGCCACAAGGTTTATCCGAAAAAGATGCGGAAATGTTTCTTAGTGAAGGGTTAGATTTGATATCCAAATTAGTCCCCCAAGTAAAATTACCTTTTTCTAAAAGTGATTCAAAAATCAACAACTATTCTGATATTGATAACTTAGTTTATTCGAATAAGTTAGATTTGAAAGAAAGGGTAGAATCGAGAAAGAAAATACTTTCGGTTTTGAGACAAGAAAAGAAAAGCATTAGTGAGTCTATCAAAATTCCTGTAAGCTCAATGGTAAAAATTGCAAATAAAACTTTAGAAAATTATATTCAGGAAATGGATGGTGAAAGTAAAAAACTTTTCATGGAATTAGCTAAGAGTGATAAGGAAAACTTAGAAAAAAATTACTCAGATTTGAAAGAGAGCACTGTAAACAAATTGAATAATTTAATGTCCATTGAGAAGGAGCAAGAGTTGAAAGAAAAAATTTCTGAAACAATAGAAAGATTGAGCCAAGAACAATTCACCCAAATCAATTATCTGAAATTGATAACTTTGGAAAAAAGTTTATAATCCGTTTTTAATTTTTTGAGAGTAGATTGCTTTCAAAAGTTTTTTTCTTTTCTTAACTGATTTCTTTTCGAATTCTTTCCTTTCATTGAGGATTTGATTCTGCTTAGTCTTTATCACTTTGTTTTTCAAAACTTTCAAAGACTTTTCTAAATTTTCACTATTTTTTACGTCAATAATTAACATATTCTAGATATAAGTATTTCTAAATACCCGCTTTTTTTGACATTGAATAAAACTAAACCTATTTTTGTTAAAATAAACTTGTATAATATGACAATTAATGAAAAAAGGAAAAAGTGTGAAATTAAATCTTTTCACACCTATTAAATCAATGTATGGAACTGTGGATTCAAAAAATCTAAAATCCATTTTTATAAACATTCAATCTTGGGTAACACCTATCAAAGAGACAGAAAATTGGGTTAGAGTTGTAGGAAACCTTAATAGACAAATCAAACATTCTGTATTCAATTCTAACAACTCGAACATTTTTTTAGAAAAAACTATTATAGACTTGGACCTCAGAGTTAGCGGTATTTCAACAGGAAAAAAGTCTTTCTTTAATTTAGAAGTTAACCTTTTCACAAACGAAGATTTAGACTTCAAATCCGAAAAAATGAAAATGGAAATAAAAAAAATTATCAAATCAATCTATCAAAATAATATAGAAAAAAATAATTATTTTCAGTTCTCAAAATCAAAAAAATAATTACTATCTCAGTTCTGTATATTTATCTGAAAACAAGGAATGAAACAACTTAGAATATTAGAGGCTCATGAATTGGGACACGGAATTTTAATTGAAATGGATGCGGGTTTCATAAATCCTAACGATTCACTTAACTTTCCAATAATGGAACAAGCTAAAAAATTGGACTACAAAAACCCTTTTGATTTTTACGCTGTTCTTCAGAAGTATTCTACTCCAAATAGAAATGGTAGATTTTATCCCGAAAAGATTCTCAAAAGAGAAGCTGACAGGTATAAAAAAATAATTGAGAAGGGATTGTCAACATCGGAATTAAATCATCCGGAATCTTCTCTAATCGACTTAGATAGAGTATCACACATAATAACTGACATTTGGTGGGATAAAAATATTCTGATGGGTAAACTCAGACTCTTGACAAGTCCAGGTTTTCATGAATCAGGAGTTGTGTCTTGTAAAGGTGACGTTGCGGCTAATTTAATGAGACATGGGGTAACTATGGGAGTTTCTTCAAGAGGTGTTGGTTCATTAAAAAAAGTAGGTGAAAGAAATGAAGTACAAGATGATTTCGAATTAATATGTTTCGATTTGGTTTCATCGCCTTCAACACCAGGTGCGTATTTGTTTTCGAATATCGATGAAAGAGGTCAATATGAAGAAAATCTCGAAGAAGAAAAAAAATCTAAATCCGAAAATTCAATGGATAAGTCTATTGATTTAATGAAAAAACTTACCGATTTTTTAGGAAAATAATTCTATGGACGAAAAATACTTCGTAGCAAAAATTCAGTATGAGCTTCCTGATGAAACCACAGGTAAAATTAAAAAAATCAGAGAAGAGAAATTAGTTAAAGGTTTTTCTGTGACCGACGTTGAAGCCAAAGTCACAAAAAGGTACGAGTCGTTTTCTTATGATTGGAGAATAACTTCAGTGTCAGAAAGTAAAATTGATGAAGTAATTGAAAAATAAAGAGTGGTTTTCCACTCTTTTTTTTTATATTGGATTTGTCACATATTTATATGAAAAATATAAATATGAATTTTAGTATTGTTTTCACAGACGACACAAGTTATATCCTTACCGGAGCAACTTTTTCCCAAGCTATTACCTATACTAAAGGCGTTGGAAAAGTATTATCATCAATAAACTTATTTTATCCTACTTTGGTTGTTCTTAATCAAAATACAACTTCTTGTTTTGGAGTTTTTTGTAAAAATACCTTAACACAATTGAATGAGTCATATAATATTTTTCATGACGATATAGAAGAAATTAACAATTGGATTGCGACTCAACCAAATTTGGAAATTCAATCAATAAACAAAACTCAAAAAACTTTGGTTTCATTATAATAAAATGAAACTTTTTCTTTTAGGTTAATATTTATTAGTTAAATCATAACAAATTTCTATGCAAGAAAATAAAAATTTAGTACAAGAGGCGCTCATTCAAATGAAAAATGTTGAAGAGGCAATCGCCGAAAACGCAAAAGGAATACTTGCTTCGACAATGAAGGAAGAAATCAACCAATTAGTAAAAGAATCTCTTTCTGAACAAGAGGAGGTTGACATCGATGCTGAAATGGAAATGCCCGCTACCGATATGGAAATGGATGTGGACATGGATGCTGAAGATGACATGGAGGGTGACATGGATATGGAACTCGACATGGATGCTGAAGAAGCTCCAATCGATTTGACAGGAGCATCCGATGAGGAAATCTTAAAAGTTTTCAAAGCTATGGGCGAAGAAGACGGTATCATTGTTACAAAAGACGATGAAGAAATCCAACTTACGGATAATGATTCTGATAGTGAATACATCATCAAACTTGGTGAGTCTAAGGAAAATTCAAAGGTTAACGAAGAAAATGACCTTGATGCAATTGTTGCAGATTTGTTCAAAGATTCAGACGAAAATGAAATGGAAGTTGAAATGGATTCCGATATGGAAACCGAAGAACCCGAAATGGCTATGGACGTTGAAGATGAAGTGATGTATGAAATCACACTCGACGAAGAAGATGATGAAGATTCCGAAGAAGAGGATGAGTCTATGCTTGACGAGGAAGACGATGACGAAACTATGCTCGACGAAGAGGATGGTGAAGAAGATGAGTCTATGCTCGACGAGGAAGACGATGAAGATTCTGAAGAAGAAGATGAGTCAATGCTCGACGAAGAGGATGATGAAGATTCCGACGAATCATTGGATGAAGCATACAACCACAAGAAAGCGATTAAACCTAAAGGTGTTGGAATTGGCAGTGGTCCTAAATTTTCTTATAAAGCTACAAAGGGTGGTTTTAACGAAAAGAAAAAAGAAGGTCCCAAATCAGTTGGAACTGGTAAAGCAAAATTCGAATACAAGAAAGGTGCTAATATGGAAGGTAAATCCAAGAAAATCGAAACCAAAGAAGGTCAAGGATACAAGGATAGAGAAGATGAAAGATTAGGTATGAAACATGGTAAAACATCTATGAAAGACCTAAAAGGTTCACATTCTAAAAAAGAAAAATCCCGTAGAGATGACGCAGGTTTCGAGAAAAGAGAAACTAAAGAAGCTGCAAGAACATATGGTATGGGTTCCAAAGAAGGTAGAGGTCTTAGAAAGGGCATCACCAACAACAGAAACTATGTATATGGTTCTAATGGAGTTAAAGTAGAATCTCTCGAAGCAGAAGTTAGTATGTTGAGAGAAAAAAATGAAGAGTATAGAAAAGCTTTGAATTTGTTTAGAGAAAAACTTAACGAAGTTGCAATTTTCAATTCAAATTTAGCTTACGCTACAAGACTTTTCACAGAACATTCAACAACTAAGAAAGAAAAAATTAATATCCTCAGAAGATTTGACTCTGTTGAAACTTTGAAAGAATCTAAAAATCTTTACAAGTCAATCAAGGAAGAACTTTCTGTAGGTGAAAGTAAACCAATTACTGAATCTATTGAGAATAAGTTAAATTCAACTGTTTCTTCAGGTTCAGCAGTTAATCTTATAGAATCAAAGACTTACGAAAATCCTCAATTCATGAGAATGAAAGATTTGATGAGTAAGATAAAATAATAATAAACTAAAACTAAAAATACTCAAAATGGGAGCATTATTAGAATC